GGATGCTGGTTGCCAGCCGTTTTTCACCATAAAAAGTAATCGAGCCTGGGGTCGTCTGGTCGTAGCGGCGCATGACCATATCCATGCGGTCAATGATGCTGTGACCAAGCTGCCAATCACCAAAATACATTGGGTAGAACGATGTGGTGCCTGCGCTGCCAGCCGTTGCTTGCGTTGGGTTGTCAAGATACTTGTTAATCACAACGTCAAAGCCAAGCAGTTGACCAATGATGCCGTTTGCATTGAGCGATTCCATGCTGTTAAAGATTGGACGCCCGTTAGTATCTTGCAGGCCACGAATAGCTTGCAGCAACACCGGGTTAATCATAAAACAGGCAGAGGTCGTGTAATACTGTTGCGGCAGGGCATACACCAAATTGATAACGTCCTTGTAGCTAATGTTATTTGCTGCAACCGTGTTGGCGTTGGTTGTAATCTGATCGTAGGTAGCAAGACTATGCAAGCCGGTAGCACTGCCCGTACCGCTGGTGCCGTAAGCCGCTGCGCTTGTGGTGCCGCCTGTATAGGTAGCATTTTGCCCTGGATACTGATCTAGACCACGCAAACCAGATGTGCCGCCGTAGGTATTAGGCGAGTTGGTTTGATCGCTGTTTTGAATCATTGACAGTGCTTCGGCTTGGGCAAACTCCATCAACATATCGTCAACAATGGTGCCTTCCAGCCCGTCAATGTCGTCCAATGCAGCCGTACGAACAGGGAATTGGACGTTCAAGTCTTGCAGCACCAATTGCCAGATGTTCATATCTTGCGTAGTTGCGCCACCGTTATTTTGGACGGTATACCCCCAAGTTGCGCCAGCGTTGCCGGTTTTGCTGCGAAACTGATAGCTTGAGCCATCAGTAACAACAGTGCGGCTTAGTCCACGCATCGGGTTTGCCAAGCGCATTGCAGCAAACACAGGGTCGTAACCCGTGCGTCCACCGATACCATTACCACTGCCGGTAAGCGCAGAGGCTTCATTCATATAGGCTAGATATTGATTCTCATCGGCAAAAATCTTGAGTGCTTTTTCTACACGATTGTTTGCGGAATAAAATGATTTCAGTTGCTCACGAACAGAGCGATTCACATCGGTACGGATTGTTTTAGCAATTGGACGGATGACGGCAGGCATTTGCAGCGTGCTAATTTTTGCCTCAAGCGCCGAGATTTTCTCGGTCATCTCATTTTTGGCAATTTCAATTGCAACAGTAGCTGCGCTGGTAACTTCGGCAATCTTAGCGGCGTTGGCGGCTTCGATAGCGTCGAGTTTTTCAATAATAACTTGGGACATGATTATTTCCTTAGACGGTTAGACAAAGTTTGCAGTAATTCCCGCTGCTCAAGGGCTGCGAGTATGGTTGCCTCCGCATCAGAATCGCTCTGAATCGGCGCAGTTTCATTTGGGAGTTGGACAACATCACGCTGTTCCAGCACCTTTTTGAAAGTCGATGCAGCGGCAACCGCATCACTCTTGGACAGTCCAGCATCACGCAGGCTTTGTTCCAAAATCTTTAAATTAGCAGACCCATCGGGCCTAAAGTATTCCAGCTTGCTGACGCAGGCTTCGGGATTGTTAGGGTACATCACGACAGACACTTCCCGCAAGCCGCCCTTTGTAATTTGGAAATATGCCTCGTCAGATTGATCTGGTTCGCCTTCGGCGTTAACCATTTGGTACGTTTCTGCATATGCGCCAACAGAAACCCCGCCAAACATGGCTGGCGATTCTTTCATGACGGTGTAAAGGTCGCTGCCCTGAGTGGTGTTCATAAACAGCCTGCCGTTAGCAGTCATGCCGGTGTCGTCAAACTCAAAGTGCATCCATTCGCCAACCGGGATTGCGTCTGCGCCGTGATTAACAAACATTGGCAGCGGCCTGCCCATTGCTTCAAATTGTTTGGCCCAATCTGCAAAGCCTTCAGCTTGATAGTTAAACCTGCGCCCGTCTGCGCCTTCTCGCGGCCCCCAGCTTGTAACCCGTGCCTCAATTGTGCCGGGTTGCTGATTTAGATTTAGTTTTGCTTCGCAGACGATTAACAGATTGTTCATGGATTACCTCGTTAGTTTTGGTCTTGTCCATGTCGTGTATTGTTTGCGGCTTTTTTTGCTTGAATTTAGCAAGCAACATTGCCAGTTCGTACGGCGGTTTATTTGCCAAGATTCATTTTCCGAGTCTGGTTGCCACCACCACCGCCAGTATCCTGTGGACTGCTGCCGGGAATTGTATCATTAGGCTTTCCTGCTTTCAATTCGTCTGCACCGTCCATATTTTTCATGCCTAAATATTCCCGTGCCTCATTTGCCGTCATTATGCCTGCATTTACCCCAGCCACCGAAAAATTCATCTGATCGACTGGTGAACCACGCAAAAATGCCCTTGTGTCAAATTCTACACACAAATTAGGATATCCGACAAGCAGGTGCTGCTTTAGCTTTTGCTGCACATTGACAATCAGCGGGTACATACTGCTTTTGTAAAACTCGTCTAGCATGGTTTGGGTGTTGTTGTATTTTTGGTCGGCGATGCCGATCATGGCAGGCGGCACGCCAAACAAACCGCAAATGCGCTTCATGGTTTGCTCTTTGAGTTTGGCGCAGTCAGTATCTTGCAGCGTCAGCATATCTAGCGGCTGGTATTTCATGCCTTGATCTAACAGCATTCCCTGCCCTGGCTTGCTTGGATCGGCGTTGCGACTACCTGTCATTGATGACCATGCTTCTTTTAGGCGTGCTGCTATTTCCTTGTATTTGCCATCAGGAATGACGTTCTCGGTGACAAACATACCGCTAGGCTTGGCCCCGTTTTGCATTACGTAATTGGCGTACAAATCAATGTCTTGATCTAAGCCAATCAATTCTGCTGCCAAAATGCCTTTGTTAAAACCGCCGTTTCCTTGCCAAGCAGCATCTACCAAGTGCATAACTTGATGAGCAGCAAGCGGTTCATCCCGGTTAAATCCGTAGGCTGGCGTGCTGAGTCTGTAGCTAGGGTATCGGGTTACATTGACAGTTGTACTGATTAATGTGCTGTCAAAAACGTACATCTCTAGCGGCGTTTGGGTGCTGCTTTCCTGATCTTTGCGCCACCATAAGATATACACCTCGCCCGACAATTCATGCCACATGATGTATTGGTAAAAAAATTCGTAGGCACTTTGAAAGTTGTTGGGATTGTTTAGCAGGTAGGCCACTTGCTTGGCTTTGGCTTTGTCTCTGGCGCTAACCTCTGGGCTTTTAACGGCATCGTGATACCCGCCATCATCCATATCGCACATAATTCGAATTGGCAGTTGCGCCATTGCCCTGGCTTTTGCTCCCACGCACGCCATAATCGTCGAATTTCGACTCATCATGCTCATGTCTACCGGCCTGCCAGCGTCTGTGCTGCTGCCTGTAGTTACATAGAGAATCTGGCTGTTGGCGCTGTTGTATCGGTTGCTGCTGCCCCACAATACATTGTTACCAAGGGCAGTCTGCCCAAACATTGAATTAGATTCTTTGCTTGTTTTTTGTTTGAAAATGTCAAATAAAGCCATGATTTCCCTTTAAAAAGTTCTGAAACCAAAACCTGATTGTACGGGATTGTCTAAATTGCAATGCATACTGATGATAAGGGATATGATGCCGTCCACCTTGGCAGACTTGTCCGCTTCGTTTTTCCGCACTTTGACGTTGCCGTTTACATCTTCGTAAACTTCGCAGTTGCCAAGCTGCCATCCAACAAATGGATTGCCGTCATGTTTGATACTGTATTGCATTAGCAATTTCTCTACGTGCTTGCTTGGATTGCTTAATACCGCCATGCCTTGGCCTACTTTTTTGAGCGGCAGGCCAGCATCATTTAGCCGAGCCACTAGGCTGGCGGCGTTGTAAGCATCAAAGCCAATTTCTTTGACTTCGTACTTTTCGCACTGCTTGAGGATGTACTCGCTGATTTCCCGGTCGTCCATGACATTGCCCTGCGTGATATGCAGGATGCCTGATTTCCGAGCCATTGCAAAAATGTCGCCGTAGTGCTTGGGGATTAAATCAAACCCGTCTGACGGCAAAAAGAATTTAAACTCGGCTTCGTAGTCATCATCAGAAAACCGCTTGAGCGTGCAGACGGCGTTCAAATCTCGGGTTGCTGCCAAGTCAAACCCAATAAATACCGCCTCGGGCTGTCTATCAGGCACCAGGGCGCATTTGGCGTCATCCCAGTATGCACGGTCCACCCAGGCGCTATTTGCGCTTACGTAGACGTTTAGCGTCTTGCACAGGAATTCGTTGAGGGCGGCAGGCTTGTGCTTTGCCATTTCTGCCCGTTCAGCAATTGCGCTCTCAAAAACTGATATGCCGTGCATCGGGTTCGCCTTGGCCCAGGTGCTTGGGTCACGCCAATCATCATTAGCGTCCAAGCTGTACAACAGGCCAAACCAGTGCGGATTGTCAGTAGCTTCGCCCGTCAGCATGGATTCCATCAAGGTTAAATCTTCGTGGAATTTAGTTTCCTTGGTAAAACTGGCGGTGGTAATGTAAATTCGCAACGGGTTAAGCCTGGCAACCATGCCTGAGTGCAGTACCTCAATACTGTTGCGATCAACAATCTGGGCGGCTTCGTCCACAATGGCGCAGGCTGGATTCATGCCATCGCCTGTCTTTTTTGTGTCCCTAGACAATGCCTTAAATACTGTCTGACTGTCGCCTGCCTTGGTTATCTGGTGCCTGCTGACGTTGTACAGGGCAGCAATATTCTGCGGCATGGCCTCAACAAACCCGGTAGCTGCGTGAAACACAATCCCGGCCTGCTCCCTAGTTGTCGCCAGCGTATAAACTTCTGCGCCTGCCTCGCCCCAAATTAATTCGTACAGGGCAATAACTGCTGTCAGTGTGGATTTGCCTGCCTTGCGGGGAACAAACACAATCACATCTGTGACCATGCGCTGCGATTTGTTTCGCTTGTTTCTAAACCCGTAGATAGCGCAGATTATGAATAACTGCCACGGTTCAAGCACTAGCAGTTTGCCTGCGTCTGGGCCTTTAGTGTGCCGCAACTCGCTAGCAAACATTAAAAAATGTTTTACAAAATCAGCATGGAATTCATATGCCCATGTTTTATCTTCAATCTGATTTAAAAACCGCTGGCAGGCAAGCGTGACGTTTCTGCAAACAGGAATCTCGCCTTTAACTACTTGCACGGCATACATGATGCCATCTTCAAAGTTCACGGTCCAGCCATCAATGCAGCAAATTTGCCGCTTTCAACTTTGTTTGTCGCCAGTCTGCCCCTGGGTGTCAAGCCTAATTCGTTCATTATCATGATGGCCCTGCCTAGCGCCCGTTCGCCTGTTGTCAGGTACGGATTTGTGCCAACAGTTGCCCCAGCATTAAATTTAGTCACTGGCCCACCGGCTCTCGCTCCTTTGATGCACTTGACAAATACGTCAAGCTGGAAAGCCAAAGCGCCAAGCAAATGCTGATCTTGCGCCGAGCCAATGCCGTAGGTGTCCCAAAGAAAGTCGGCTGTGGTGGTAATAAATTCATCCATGTCCCACAAATCAGGATCGTCTAGCCAAACTGGTTTAGGTATACGTTGGCGTATGGCCTCGGGCAGCGGCTTGCCTTTATGCTCGGTTTTGGTGCCGTGGACAATGTGAAGTTCGGGTGGAAGTCGGTTCATGCGCGGATATTATCAGATTAGGCCCCCTACCTCAACTCAATTTGTGGGTAATTGGG